CTAGCACGTGACCGAGCTCGTGATGCCAAGCTGGCTGACTTCCGTGAATATTTAAGTCGTGAAGGCTTGCAAGAGCCAGGCGCTGTAAACGAAAATACAGAAGTACACTTCCTAGCCAAACTGCGTGATAGAATTGTCAATCAAGGCATGCAACCACTGATTGAAACAGAAGCAGCCAATCCGTATCAAATTTACGAAGCTGAAGAACCAGGTGTGGGCGGCCGAGCCAAAGGCATTGAACACTTGGAAGATCTTGTGTTCCGCAAAGGCTCACGTGGTGTGGATGAAGCATTGGCCATCATCCAGCATGCCGCAGACGCACCGCAAAAAACCACCAGCGTAAAGTGGGACGGCAAACCTGCTGTGATATTTGGCCGCAAGCCCGACACAGGAGAGTTTGTGCTCACTGATGGCTCAGGATTTGAAGCCAAAGGCTACGATGGCCTTGCTACTAGCCCCCGAATGATGGCACAGATTCAAAGCACACGAAAAGGTGAGCGTGCGGAGTTGGTGCAATTGTATGCGGATCTTTGGCCACAGTTAGAAGCGGCTGTGCCTGAAAACTTTCGTGGCTATGTGAAAGGTGACTTGTTGTACTATCCACAACAGCCCTGGGAAGAACAAGCTGGTAATCTTGTGTTTAAACCCAACACAGTGCAGTATCGTATACCTGCCAAGAGCGCACTAGGACAACGAATTCGCAACAGCACCACAGGCATTGCCATGCATACCATGTATGCTGATCAAGGTGAGCCCAAACAGCCACTCAGCAGAGTAAAATTCAATGAAGTTCCGGGATTGTTTTTGATTGAACCAATTTTTGGTAAAGGTACTGCATCTCAAGATCCTGCACAGGCCAAAGGCCAGTCAGCATTGATCAAACAAATCAAACAAATACGCAACAGCAAAGGTGCTGCCATTGATACTTTGTTTAATCCTGCCGAACTGCGAGCCATGCAAATTACAGACTTGGCCAAACTGTGTGTGGATTACATCAATTTTAGAATCAAACAACCCAGTGGCAATTTTGACAATCTACTGGGAGGCTTTGGCGAATGGTTACAGACCAAAGTCACTCCAAAGAAGTTTGGTAACATTGTGGAATATCTAAAGAGTCCTGCATCAAACACAGAAGGCCTGGCTGCTGCATTTACCCTGTTTATTCTGCTACACGATTTGAAGCTGGACATCTTGCGTAACTTGGATTTGAAAGATCCCGGGCACGAAGGCTGGGTAATGGCCACGCCTGCAGGCTATGCTAAAGCAGTAAATCGCTTTGATTTCACTGCTAGAAATGCCGCACAAAACAATCCTCAACAGGCGTGATTTTTGCCAAAAGACTAAATAAAAGCAGGTCCACCGAGACCATTAACTTTAAAGGATTTTTATCATGGCATATTTCGCACCCGTAAATGGCGATTCACAACCAGTATTCGCATTAGACACACAAAACGGTCCAGTTGCTCCTAGCACTTCATTGGCTGGTCAACCTGTACAACCACAAGGTCCAAAACTGGACTTTTTCCGCTTGGTCGCTAACACCAGCGTAAACGGCGAAGGCGGCGTAACAGAATACGTTGCTAACGTGTTGCAAGCAATTCAACAAACTTCAACTGTGGCCATGTACCAAGTTGACGGCGTTGCAATTTCAGTTGCTACATACCCAACAGGCGCTTTTGCTAACGCCAGCACCAATACTTCTGCTGCTGTAATGTTGGCTGCTGCTAACGTTACCTACACTGGTTTCCAGTTAGACAGTTGCACAAGCGTTGGCTTCAAGCTAACAACCTAATCGATCATTTGATTCAATCAACCCCGGAACTAAAAACTCCGGGGTTTTTGTTTGGCGTTAAATACTCACAGAATGAAGATACAAGGCCGAACATTGTTTGATTGCAGTCCCACTGGTATTACTGGTCATTTTAGATCAAGTCAAATGCCCTTTGAAGATCGTGTGGGTCAAGTCATACGCAACATTGATGACTGGAATCGTGCTAGGAACCAACAACGCAACTGGGAAACTCTGCAACAAATGATCAGCTTGCGAGCACAACCTGACATTGTGCAATTGCCTCGATTGCGCGACACGCAATGGGTGTTTGAATTTGAAGTAGAAACTGCCGGTGTATATTCAACCACAGGCGAAGTTGATGACTTGACTGGATTGCTAAATGAGTGTGCTGGCATACCCATGATCGTCAATCTAAACGAAGCCGAGCAGTTAGAACCCAGTTTGACTGTTAATGGACCCAACCAGAACTTGTGGTTCGAAACCATAAATAAATGACCGGGAGTAATAATGGCTGACACAACTGATATCGAAAAGAAAAGTCTAGAGGCACATGTTGAATTGTGTGCTGAACGGTATCGCCTGCTGGAAGTCAAGCTAGAGTCAATGGATGAAAAGATCACTACTCTTTTTGGTGTGATAGCCGAACTGCGTGGCATGTTACAAGCCACCAATACCAAAAACAACGATAGACTACTCAGCTGGGGTGTGGGCATAATTGCTACCCTTGTGGGCGCTCTGGGTTGGGCGGCTGCGCATTTGATCAAATTATGACTCGAGAACAAAAACTAGAACGCTGGGCCGAGCGCGAAGTTCGTCGCAACATACACACAATGATTGTGAATGATGAATCAGGCGGATATGTGGCATTTGGCCGGTATCATTTGCGTCCGGCATTTCAAGCGTTTGAAGTATACACACTAGGCGATAATCTAATAGGCACTTTCAGCAACAAACGCACAGCAATCAGCTGGTGCGTGGCTGACAATCACAATCAGCTTAGACTGGCACAAAGCATTAAGACTTTGGACACCAAAAAACAAACACTGTCAGCAGACATATACTGTAGACAACAAATGGCTGATCGTAGCCGCAATAACGGATTTAGTGAAGTGGTATTGACCAAGTTACAGCCAAAGGTTCAACAACATACCTTGGTGGATCAGGAACTTGAAAAATGTTTAATTTCGGCTAAATATATACAACTTAGGGGATTCCAAAATGAAACTGCAAGAACTAGCGGCAACCAAGCCAACTAAACAAATAGCCCGTGTATTCGAAAGCTATTTTGGCTCACGCATGAAGTTTGACCAAATTACTGGCAAGCAAGCTCAACAGATGTTGACACGTGTGCGTGGCGTACTAGGCGAAACTCGTCGTCAACCTTCGTTCCATCAAAGCGAACGCAATCCAGCATATCTCAAGCTGTTGATGATGGAGCAGGCGTTGACTGCTAGAATCAAAGAAGACATGATGCCGGCTGCTCCTGCTGCTCCGGGCGCACCCGCTGCCCCTGGCACACCTACTGCTGCACAAGCCGCTGGTACAATGACCAAGAACATGCAGAAGTTTAAAGATCCCAAAATTGCAGCCGCATTACAAAAAGCAACCAAAGGTCAAAGTCTTACACCTGATGAGCAAAAGATGGTTGCCGGTGCTGCTCTCATGCAAGCCGAAGGCCGACTGCGCAATGCTTATCGCATGCTAAAAGAATCAGAAGTGCAACAAGCCCAAGTGGTGTTGGCTGCACAAGACATGGTTGACAAGATGCAATCAATGTTGGAAGATGCTAGCGAAATGCAATTCAAAGAACTGCCTGCCTTAGTTGATTCAATCAAGAACCAAGTGGGCATTGACCAAGCAGCTCAATTCAACACAGATGCCACAGCCGCACTCACAGGCCTGGTACAAAATCTCCAAGGTGCTAAACAACAACTGGACCAAGCACTTGGCGTGGTAACCGGTGCAACACCTCCACCAGACGCTGGCATGGCTGCTATGGGCGGCGTGCCCGGCGGCGACATGGCTGCTGCCGATGACATGGCTGCTGCTGGCATGGATGACTTAGACGCTGCCGCTGGTATTGCTGGTGATGAAATTGCACCTCCTCCTGAGGAGCCAGGTCCTGTTTCCTCTGCTGCACTCGGCCGTGCCAAGAGATAATGCGAATTGACGAAGTTGATCAGTCTGGTGCCGACCCTAACAAACTAGTAGGGTTGGTCAACTTCTTGGCAGGACGAGCAGGCGACACAAATGCTCAAAAACAAATCAGTCAAGCTGCGTTTATTTCTGCTGCTCAAAGTTTGGGCATTCCTATTACCAGTCAAAATCTTGGCGACGTCATCAGCCAACCTCCACTAAGTGGTGTGTTGGAACCGTTAGATCCAAATTCCGGAATGGTCACATTCAAAGGTGCTGATATTGGTCCAGAAAAACTGTCAGTACAACAAAGTCAACAAGTGGTAAACAAAATGGCCAAATCGGCCATGAAGCGGCCAATGTAACCAGTCAACTAATTGTTGACACAAGGCGTTAAATATAGTATACTATGCTGTAGGAGGCCCGTATGAAAAAACTCATTGCTCTCGCATTATTAACTTTAGCCGTGTCGGCGCAGGCACAACATCACCGCCATCATCAACGTGGTGGAAACTGGATGGCACCGGTGATTGTTGGCGGAGTGATTGGTTATGCATTAACCCGCAACTATTACGAGCCTGTTTACAATTACGGTTATGTTCCACCACCTCCAGTGGTTGTTCAGCCGCCTGTTAGAGCTAACTGCACACCCTGGACTGAAACCCAGCATGCAGATGGCACTATTACTAGAACTAGGACTTGTCAATGAAACACTGGAAAGCCTATGTCAAATATACCGATAG